ACTTTAGGAGGTGTAACTTTTGGTTTTAACTTCTGTACGGTTGTTCCTACTAGTTTTGAAATGATTCCCATGTCTGTCTCTCCTCCTGTTGAATCTATATCACTTTTTTCTTGTTTACGCTGCTTTTCAACTTTAGCTCTCTCTGTTTTAGCTTCAGCAGGTGTAACTTTAGCAGGTGTAACTTTAGCAGGTCTAACTTTAGAAGGTACAGTAATTTTCTTACCTGCTTTCCAAAGAGGTTTGAGAGCTGCTAGTCCAAGAAGACTAAAAAAAATATCTGCATAGTCTCCTAGACCTCCTTCACCTTTTCTTACATTAGTGATAGAACGTTGATGAGGCATAACCGAAGAAACTAAATCTTTTTGTCTCTCTGTAGGAGTTCTAGCTTGAAGATTTGTACTAACCTGTTCTCCTGCTTTATGAAACTGACGCGGAGAAGAACGTTCTAATTTAGGTATCTTTCTACTATAATCAAAAAGAGGACTCATACTCCCAGGTACAAGCTTTTGAGCTGCTTTCCTTCTTGCAAGCTCTTCCTTTTGTATTTTAGCATCAATAGCAGCTTGTGCAGCTGCTTCTTTTTGGTATTTCTGGTTCATACGATTATATTCATCTATTCTTTTTTGCCATAGCTCTTGATGTTTAGCTGCCCTGGACATAGAACCACCACTTTGAAACTTTTTCTTCCTAGCCACTTCTAATCACTCCCTTTAACCAGTGTATTAGGTCCTCCAGCAGTGCTGAAGTTTGTTTGCATATCATCTTGTCTGCTTCTTCTAGCTCTATTTCTAAGTCTGTCCACTTCACTTGTATACTCCTGACTCCACTGAGGAACTGTGTTAAAACTTTTCATAAAGAGAGAAGCTTCTATCATTGAAGCATAGAAGAGAGCACTTTCACAATGTGTGGTAAAATAATTGGTAGGACTGGCAGAGGTAATAGTTGTAATCTGTGCAATGGAACCTATGTCCCCGTTGACAGTAACTGAAGACGGAGGAGCTATACGCATCTCTGTATTAGTTTTAAAACCATAGTACTTAGGTGTACCAGTGGAAGCTGATACAGGCCAGTAGTCCAGGAGGAACTCATAAGGTCTATGTTTAAGCTGAATATATTGTACAGCCCCTGCTGAAGTAGTTGTAAGCACAGAAAAAGTTTTTATTATTTCTCCACCAGAAGGAACTGAAACTTCTGCTGTGGCAGCGGTTACCACTACATTGGTATAAGATACCAGGCCCTGATCATCCAGATCATTCTGCAGTCTTTCCTGTGCTCTCTGTATCATATCAGGGAGAGCACCTACAAATTCTGATCCGTCATTTTCAGTGGTTGCTATAACTGCACTAACAAGAGAAGAAAAGTCCATAAGATCTCCTACCCATAGTATACATAAATTTTACCAGCATCACTGGAACCAGCAACTGATACTTTACCTTTACATCTTACACCGTCATCACCTATGTAAACATTATCTCCTGTGTTAGCTGCAAGAACAGGCTGTTTAATAACAGGACCATTCTCATCTGCAATTACAATTTCAGCAGCAACAGTGACAGCATAGGTATAAAGTCTAATTCTGGTATCTGCCAGAGTTACACTGGCAACTGTATCCACCAGGAGACCATTACCTCCTGCGCCACCTTCCACTTGTGCTATTTTAAGTGTGGTTGTCATTTATCTTTCTCCTGAGAAAAAAGGGAGAACCATCTCCTGATCCTCCCTTTATTATAGATCAAAGCTATGTTCTTTCCAAACAGCAGAAGTCTACCGTTCTACCGCTGCAAGAATAAAATCAATGGTCATGGTTTTAATTACAGCCTCACCATTTTGAATACCAAAAGAAACTGTAAGCTCTTCGTCATCAGGAGCATTATCAGTACTAGTAACTTCACCTACTTGAACATTATCTTGATAAATTCTAAAAACAGGACCACCTGTTGCAACGTCTAATGGATCATATTCAAAAGACAAAGTTACAAATGTGTCATCTGATATTGCATCCATTTCTACAACACTTAGACTAGAAGAGTTATCCTTTTCAAGAACAAAATCAGGCTGTGTATCTGCATCACCTTTGATAAAAAAGATACCATCTGTTCCATCTAAAGGAGTTGTATCAGTAATTTGAAGTCCCATTACAAACTCAGATTGAGTAGCATCATTGACTTTAAATTTAGCCGTAAAAAACATTCTTTTGGTAGAGTCCCATAAGAAAGATTCACCTACTAGATTAAAGAAATCAGAATCATCATCTGCATTATCATTGGTAATTAACAGAGCACCACCTGCTTGAGAAGTAAGAGCTTCAGAAGCATTACCTGAACCTCCCTCTACTGTGGTGATGGTCCACTCATCAGCATGGAAAGTAAAAAAATCATTAAAATAAGTATAAAACTTAGAAGGGTCCATATAAGGATAGTTAAAAAGAGGGTTACCCTTTACTTGATTAGAAATTCCATTGGGAAAATGTGTAGGCATAATGAACAGTCCTTTCCTAGACCAGCACCTTCTTAGAGTGCCATTCAGTTATGTTTGTGTTGAAAAAGAGTGGAGGAAATTCTCAGACTTCCCCCACTTTACCAGAATTATAGACTAGGCTCCCTGGGAACCCATGTAACCACGCCAATCAGACCAGCCAAAGCTGTAACGCTCCCTGGCTTTGAACCGGAGATTACCCGTGTCAAAGTCTGGCTCCATCTTTGTGGCAAGAGGTGCCCTGACAAACATCTTTGTTCCGTTGGGAACTTCTGTCTTGATGAAGAAAGCATCTCCATCTTGGAACCTCTTATTAACCATATAACCTTGAGGGATCATTCCCTGGTGGTTGATGGAGTTGATATTGTTATCAGCAGTATTAGGCTGATAAGGACTGTTCAGAACACGATCAGCAGTGAACTGATTAGCAGGTGCAACGTGTAGAGATACCGCATTGGCACCTACAAGAATGCCCCTGTCATCCTTAATAGTCTGAATACTAACCAAAGCTGTTTCCAGTGCAGCTTCTGATAGATCAACTGTTCCAGCAGTACCAATCAGATTACTCTGATCACCATCACCTACTGTGGGATGGCTTGCACTGAAGAGAGGTTGACCGTCACCACCTGTGTGAGAGGTACTGAAGCCATTATTGAAAACATCAGCAGCTTTAGTCTGCTTGGTATTAGCCATAGACCTGGCAAGACCCCTGGCACGTAACTTGGCAAAGGTATCATACAGGTTATCTTCCATGGCTTCCTCAGTTACGGAGAAGGCCAAAGCAATGGTCTCTGCCGTGTAACGTGAGGTGTAACTTTCTTGTGCGTTGTCATACTGAACAGCAGCGCCTTCACCCTTGACAGGTGCAGAGCCAAATCCAGTGAAGAGAACTTCCTCTTCAAACGCACGGTCAGAGTTCTCTACTTCAAAGAGAACACTGTATTCATCAGCAACTTCTCCATACTCAATGCCGAATACAGCATTAAGACCTGGTAGAAGCTGCTTGGCAATACTAGCTCTATTAATAGCCATTATCTAAGCTCCTTTCAGGTTATGCACCAGATGATACTTTGGTCAACTGGTGGTGGATAAGTTGAACTTCTGCAATCGGGAATGCACGTTCTGATGCATTATCAATATCATTCCCAGGTGTGTCCACAAAGTCAATGATACGGAACATAGCTGCTACACCACTTGTACGTGATGCAACGTCTAGTCCAAAACCAGACCTGCCTGTAAAGGTTGATCCAGCTCCGCGTGTGACTTCAAAATTGAACTCCATGACATCGCCCGAAGAGGCGCTAGTGTCACATTGGACTTCAAAGGTAGCATGAGGATCATCACATACAATCGCATAAGCATTACTGGCAGAAGTACCAGTGGGCCAATGACTTCTCCATTTTGGCTCACCGTCTTCTTCATAGTAGCAACCCATGAACACACCAATTGGTGTATCAGAAGCACCGCTATCATTACCAACAACTGAGACTACACCGTTCCTGACATGAACCAGATCACCAGTAAATATATTACCAGCCGCACCTGATGCAATACGATAGTTGCGAGTCTGAGTGGTATTGGCACCGCCATACCTACGCGAGGGAGTGAGTCCGTTAAGGGCTTTTGTAGTAGTCATACTACACTCTCCTCTCTTTAAAGATGAGTAGAAAAAGCAGCAGTTAAAATTTTAGTTTTGAAACTGTGGCATTCTACCCTTGGTTACAGTTGAAGTGCTATTATTTGAAATGGGCATTCTAGAATCTGAAGCGGCCATCAACTGCTGATTTACAGCATCCATCATGGCATTTGCTTTATTCTGGTAGTACTCATTCCTGGCTTTTGCTTTGCCGCGAGGCATCTTGGCTAGAGCGACATCCCCTCGCACAACACAATTTTGATAGCGTCCGGTGTCTAAAACAGTTGCAGACTGAAGCATTTCGGGAACTTCCTCCGGAGTTACAAATACCCATCCCTGACTTAACTTGCTTCCCACATTCTTGTAATCATCTTCACCTTTGATGGAGATACGTATCCAACGAAGAACCATGTCTTCAGAGGTAAATCTATTTACCACAGGAGGAGGGATATCAAGCCAATTCGGTTCTGTATAAGTGTACTCCTTAGATTCAGTTTCTCTAGTTTGAGTAGCTCTGCTACTTGTTTTACTCATCTTTAAACGCTCCTTTATTTTCTTTTGTTACGCGCTGTACTATGCAGTAATTGGTACATATTCACCTGCTGCTCGGTCTGCTCTTGCTTTCTCTGCAGCATATTTCTCAAGAGGTATATTCCACTTCTGAGCTAATCTTACATCTTCTTGAGTAAGTTTAACTTTTTTAGAAGAGGAGGAACTGGC